CCTTGAAATAAATTTGCCATTACTTAATTTTTCTCCTTGAATCTGCCCAAACTTTTTCTTTTGAATAACGTCTTCCTCTACCGTTATTTTTATAAGTAACGAATAGTTCTGTTGGTAATAAAGAAACACTTACCCAATCTGGATAATTAATTTCCAACATATTGCTTTTAATGTGATTTGGATTTGTTAGATAAATTTTTAAACAAGGTTTAAATTCTTTTAGTTTAGAAGCACCAGAAAGTAATTCATAAGTTAATTTAAATTTTGTTGTGTTATTATTTTTATTATTATTTTTGATTTCATGTAACTTATCTAAAAATCTCATTCTAAGTAATGGTGGAAGATAGTGCAAATTTAAACCAATAAATCCTTTACTTCCATTTTCATGTTCATATGGTTCAATTGGTATTACAATAGGAAATCTATCAAAATATTTTAAGTCTTCTTTTGTTTTAGCATCATAAAAGAATATGAACATTTTTCCATAAACAGGACTTTTTCTTAATCTTCTATCTGCACTAGTATCTGTTAAAAGACTTTCTCTTGTAGGAGAACCAAGTCCTTTAAGTGTTTGTTGATACCAATCTATAGCTTTTTGTGTCTTAGGGATTAATTGCCTAGACGTTAAGCTTCTAAACTGATCAAAAATAGATTTATCCTTAGTTTCAGGCATATATATTAACTATTTATAATAGGTGATCTTCCGTTAATATGAGAAAATTCCAGTCTCTTTCTTCACAAACTTTTTTTGCAGCGTTCCATTTAGCTTCATTTACAGCATATGTCTTTAATGCTTCTTGATAATGTTTAGATATTCGTTTTGGTTTTTTTGGGGGAACAGTTTGGTGTTTTGGTTTTACTTCAATTAAATATGTTTTAATGCCATCTTTTGTTTTTATTTTAGCATAAGCATCGGTAAAGTATCTATGGATTTTGTTATCAACCGGAGATACATAAGGAATTACAGCTTCTTCACTTGCCCATTTTAATACATTTGGATTTTCATCAAGAAACTTCATTAATTTACGTTCCCAAGATGAGCGATAAACAATATTAGTTATATCTCCAACATATTTTTCTGGATTTTTTGGAATATATTTTCCTTTATAAGTTTTATACATATAAATACTATCTATATGGCAAATATAGACTTTAATAAATTTATAGCAACATCTGAAGGGTTGACTTATTCAATAAGTGATAAAATCACATTAAATTCTCCATTAAAAGATTTAGAAATAGATTCTAAAAAAAGACAAGTATTACAATATCCACAACAATTTGTTGAAGGCGTTGATACACCAAGTCATATGATTGTATTTTTCTTTAATCAAAATAAAAATACACAATTTAAATTAAATCCAACTGGTGAAAAAATAACAATTGCTTCTAATTCTGAAGCTGATAAAAAAGCATTTATAGAAAATCTTAAAAGATCTGGTGATCAAAATATAAATGACCTGATAGTAAAATTAGCAAATAGTGGTTTAGTACCCGATTCAATAAGAGCGGAATTAGTAGAAGATAATTATAATAATCCTATTCCTGGATTTATTGGTGTTCCAACAACAACATCAAAAGTAAATGCAAGTAATATTGCAGATAACTTTTTGGGAAGAGTTGATTCATCATTAACATCAGTTAATCAAGAAAGAACTTCTTTGACTGTTGCTATGTATATGCCAAATGATATCACAGAAAGTGTTGGAATCAACTACAATAATACTTCAATGTCTGGAATGACCGGATTAGCAACTGCTGCTGGAAGAGTCGGTAAAGACGTATTAGGTCAAGTTATTTCTAATTATCAAACCGGACAAGATTTCTTTCGTGGTATAACTATGAACGATCTTGGATTAGGTAGTATATTATCAAGACTTGGTGCTGGTGGATTAGAATCTTTAGGTGGATATGGTAAAGCTGGTGCTGCTGGCGCTGGTATGGCTATTAATCCATTTATGGAAATTATATTTGATAATATGGATTTTAGAAAATTTAGATTTAATTTTAAATTTGCGCCATCAACAAAAGAAGAATCTCTGGTAGCTAGAAGTATAATAAGAGCGTTTAAATTTAACTCAGCACCAGAATTAGCAAATGATTTCTTAAATGTATTTTTTAGAGTACCGGGAACATTTGATATTAAATATTATTCAAAGAAAACTTCATCAGGACAATTTGTTGAAAATCCTTATTTAAATAAAATTTCAACATGTGTTTGTACTGGAGTTTCTGTTAATTATACAGGAAACGATGGTAATATTTTCGTAGCATTTGAAGATGACTCAGATCCTGGCGCACCTGTTATAATTGATTTATCTTTAGAATTCACAGAATTAGAACTAATAACTAAACAGAGAATATTGGAAGGATTCTAATGCCATATTTTCATAACTTTCCAGTAACATTTTATACACACAATGGTGTTGATTATGATATTGTAATTGATGTTATTAAAAGAATAAAGATGCGTGATTTATTCTTAAATGACTCATTTGTTTACTATGAATATAGTGTAAAAGACTCTGACACACCAGAAATTATTGCAGAAAAATATTATGGTTCTCCTTATTATTTCTGGATGTTATTTTTCGCCAATCAAATAAATGACTATAATTATGATTGGGTAATGGATGAAGATAAGTTTAATCGTTATTTGAAAGAAAAGTATAAGACATACACAATAACCTTGAATACAAATTCGACATTTGAATTACCTGAATCACAAGATCCAATTTATTCATATATTGGATATGTTAAAAATACAGATAATGTTAATGTATTTACACCACTATCAAGTTGCTATGTTTTTTCGATTAATAATACAACTAAAAAAATTAAAGTTATTCCCGCTGGTGGTGTTGTGTTATCAGAAGGAACATGGTTGGAATATGGTGGTTTACAACAAATTACTAATATTGAAGTAAATAATAATTACGAATGGTACACATTTTTGTCTTCATATAATCACCACTATGTTAATTTAGATGGTCATATAACAACAAAAGATGCTCCATCAGCAACAGGTGTAACATTTTTAGATTATGAAATTGAGCAGAATGAAAAGAAAAGAAATATAAAAATTATTGATAAGCGTTATTTACCACAAATAGAACAAGAATTTAAGTTACTAATGGGAATATAAAATGGAAGCTACAAATTTTCCTTTACCTTTTAAATTTGAAATAGAAACAATCAAACTAATAACAGAAGGTAAAAGTGTAGATATTCGTGGTATAATGACTGAACTTAAAGTTACTCAAAGTATTTTTGAAAATACTATGACAGCTAAAATGAAAATTCTTGATTCTGACGACAGATTATCTACAGATGGAGATTTTTTAATTAAAGGTGGAGAAGTTCTTGAAGTAAAATTTAAAGCACAAAACGATAAAAAATATTTTAGAAAAATTTTTTTTGTTGATAAAATAACAAACATAAAAAAAGAATCTAATAAATCTAAAAGTTATATTTTGGATTTAGTAACTTCAGAAGAAATATTAAACAATAAAATAAAAATTAGTAAATCATTCAATAAAAAAATCTCACTAATTGTTCAAGATGTATTAAAAGATTATTTAAAAATAACTGATGTAATCATTGAACCAACAAGAAATTCATTATTGTATATCTCTCCATATATAGCACCATTCAAATTAATTAATACGTTGTCAACATATGCTATTTCTGATAAAGATGAATCTGTAACATTCTGTTGTTATGAGACAAGTTTTTCTACTAGCTTCAGATCATTATCAGATTTATTATCTAAAAAACCAGTCACTTCATTTGTTTATGGACCAGTTTCAAAGAAATTTTTAATCACAAAACCAGAACAAGCTAATTCCATTATTCAAGAAATAAATTTTAATAAAAAAATTGATATTTCAAATAACACAATAAGTGGAATGTACAAAAGTAATTTATTACAACATAATATTTTATTGAAACAATATGGTGGAAAAGCTATTAATTCTACAGAAACTATTAAGTATGATTACGATGAATATTTTTCTAAAACAAATCATTTAGAAAAAACAAAGATAAATAACCCCAAAAGTTACTCAGATTTTGATTCTATGTATAAATATTTTCATAGAGACGTGGCAAAATCAGATAATTTTAAAAATCCACCAAAATTAGAATATTATGACAATCAATCCAATCTTTGGTTACAAAAAAGATATGGACTACATGCTCAATTACAAAATATAGTATGTAATATTACTATTCCAGGAAATTGTGAACTAATTTGTGGTGATGTTGTTGATTTAGCTATTGCATTAGATAAACCAACAGATAGTGGAGAATTATTTCCTATTAATAAAAAATATTCTGGAAAATATTTAATTACAACATTAGAACATGTTTTGACTACGGAAAAATTAACAACATATGCTACATGTGTAAAGGATTCAACCAATGTTTGATAATTATTTCTTAGGTAAGAATGGCTTCTTCTGGTTCATGGGTGTCGTTGAAGATAGAAACGATCCTATGAAGTTGGGGAGAGTTCGTGTTCGTGTTCTGGGTATTCATACAGACGATAAAACACAAATTAAAACTGAAGATTTGCCTTGGGCATTTCCAATGCAACCTATAACATCAGCAGCAATGAATGGTATAGGACAAACACCAATTGGACCAGTAGAAGGGACGTGGGTTGTTGGGTTTTTTAGAGATGGTGATAATTGTCAAGAACCTATTATTATGGGAACTGTTGCTGGTGTTCCACAGCTAGATGCAGATAAAACTAAAGGATTTAATGATCCACAAGGTAATTATCCAAAAAATGCGTTCCTAAAAGAACAAGATACAAATAGATTAGCTAGAAATGAACAAATAGAAAATACAGTTGTACAGAATAAAAAAGACGCTAGATTAAAAGATAAAAAAATATATGCACTAGATGATACAAAAACTTGGAGTGAACCTGAAGTACCATATAATGCTTCATATCCATATAATAAAGTATTTGAATCTGAATCTGGTCATCTATTTGAAATAGATGATACACCAAAAAATAATCAAGATAATGATGTGGAAAGTGTTGGTTATGAAAGAATTCACATGTATCATAGAAAAGGTACATTTTTAGAAATACACCCAGATGGTTCTGAAGTAACAAAAATTGTTGGTGACAAACATGAAATTGTTGTAAAAAATGATACAGTATATATTCAAGGAAGTTGTGCTGTATATGTACAAGGTGATAGTAGTTTTGTATGTAATGGAGATATGAAAGTTGAAGTTAATGGTGAAGGTGGATTAATAGCTCAAGTAAAAACTGGACCAGTTATGGTTAATTCACAATATGCTGGTGTTGTTGCAAAAAATATTGATGTATCTGCATCGGATGGTGATTTATCATTAACTGCTAATTCAAAAGTAAATATAGTTGGTGTTGAAAATGTTAATGTAACATCAACTAAAGCTGTTTCAATACAGGCACCTCAAGTTTCTTTGTCGGGGACACAAACATTATCAATTCAATCTATAGCAGATATGAAGATAAATTCTAGTGCTAAATTAGAAATTGTTGGTACTGGTGTTGTAGATTTACATTCTTCCGGTATATTAAATTTAGCTTCAAAATCTTTTTTGAATATATCTGCTGATGCTTTAATTGATATAACATCTAAAGCATTAGTACAAGTAAAAGCACCTATTATCAAATTATCCGGAATAGTTACTTAATATGGCGTTTATAATACCAAAAATACCAAAAATACCAACCGTAGATCAGGTTCCTTTTATTGCTAAAATAAATTTGGAATTACAAAAAGCAGCACTAAAAGCTCAAAAATATGCTGCTTATATATCAGTTCCAGATGTTGGTAGTTTACTAAAACCTATTTCTAAAGCATTTTCTATTAAAAATAACACAATTGCATCTTTATCAAATTTAACTTCTTCAGAAATACAATCTATTTTAACTACAGCACAAAGTGCAATTGTCAATCAAACAGAAAATATACAAAACTCAACATCATTGAGTGTTGTTGATTCTCAAGGTAATATTACAACATCAACTGTAGATAATTTAAATCAAGATTTAGAAAATATATCAAATGAAATTGATAACACACTAAATCTATTAGAAAATTTAGAAAATGTAAGTCAACAACAATTGCAGGAAATACAACAATTAGCTGATGAATTGAAAAATTTTGATATCACAAAGGTTAATTCTAGACGTTTAACAATTACTATACCAAAAATGCCTAAATTACCTTTTGGTATCATTCAACCATTCTAATAAATAATAAATATGGCTACAAAAGTAAAATATAAAGACTTAGATTTCAACTTCGATTTTCTCCCAACAACAAAAAATTTAGTTGTAAGAAAAAATGAAGAAGCTATAAAACAATCTTTAATGAATTTAATTTTCACTAACGTGTATGAAAGAAAATTTAATTCAACATTAGGTGCCGGATTAGAAGATTATTTGTTTGAAAATTTTGATTTTTTAACGGAAATAAATATAGACAGAGCAATACGTCAGATAATTGCTGCATATGAACCAAGAGTTTCATTAGTTGATGTTATAGTATATATCAATATTGATGAAAATGAATTAAATGTAACATTAGAATATTTCATAGTTGGTCTAACAGAACTTCAAAAGTTTGATTTTATTTTAGAGAGAGTACGATAAATGGCAACAAATCTATTACTTACAGAATTAGATTTTGATGGTATCAAAGCTAATATTAAAAATTTCTTAAAAAATCAGACTGAATTTACTGATTATAATTTTGAAGGTTCTGCTCTCTCAACATTAATTGATATTCTTGCATATAACACATATATGTTATCATATTATACAAATATGGTAGCTAATGAATCATTTCTTGACACTGCAATTAAAAGAGAAAATGTAATCTCACATGCAAAATTACTTGGGTATACTCCAAGATCAACAAGATCTTCTTCAACAATTCTAAATGTTACATCTTCAGTTAATCAATCTGTTTCTAGAAATTCATATTTTACTACTGATGTGGATGGAGTAGGTTATTATTTTTCTCCGATTGAAGACATATCTTTAACTGCTAATGTTGCACAAAGCATAGTCGTATATGAAGGAAGAACTGTAACTAATAAATTTGTTGTTAATTTAACAGATATAACACAAAAATTTGTTATACCAAATTCAGAAATAGATACTTCAACTTTAAAAGTATCTGTTCAACAAAACGCAACTTCTGGTTCTGAAGTTTATACATTGAATACAAATTTAACTACAGTTGAACCAGATTCTAAAATTTATTACCTAGAAGAAGATTCTAATTATAACTATAGAATTTTATTTGGTGATGGTATTTTAGGTAAAGCATTAGAATCTGGTAATGTTATAACAGTCGAATATAAAGTATCTGCTGGTGCTGCCGCAAATGGAGCAACTTCCTTTACACCACCACAAAATATTACAATTAATAGTAGCGTGACATCATTTGGTGGTTCAAGTAGAGAATCAACGGATTCAATTAAATTTCTAGCACCTAGAAATTTTGAAGGTCAAAATAGAGCGGTAACTACAACTGATTATAGAACTTTAATTTTAAGAGATGTTCCTAATGTTGAGGCAGTTTCTGTTTGGGGGGGACAAGATCAATTACCACATCCTGTTTATGGAAAGGTATTTATTGCTATTAAGCCTGTTGGTGAAGAAACATTAAATAGTTTACAAAAAGCTTCTATTAAGAATACAATATTAAATACAAAAAATATTGTATCTGTTATTCCAGAATTAGTTGATCCAAAATATATTTACTTAAAAATTAACACAAAATTAGTATATGATAGAAGAAAAACAACACTAACTAAAAATGAAGTTGTTTCTAAATTGAAACTTCAAGTTAATTTATTTGCCCAAAAAGAATTAAGTAATTTTGAAACTTCGTTTAGATATTCTAAATTTTTATATTTAATTGATAATGTAGATGTTGGAATCATTAGTAACATAACAAATATCTCACTTGTTAGAAAAAATGAAGTAACATTAAACACAATTAATAAAATTGAAATATCATTTAATAATAGAATTAAAACTAGTTCAATTATTTCAAATGGATTTGTAGTATCACAAGATCCAACTATTACTTATAATAGCGGGGATGTATTTTTCCTCGATGATGATGGTTTAGGTGTTATTAGAATTATTCGTTATCAAGGTGGCAATAAAATTGTAATGAAAAATAATGTTGGAACAGTAAATTATGAAACTGGTTCAATTATTATTGAAAGTATTTTACCATCAAGTTTGATTGAGACTACATTAAATATTGAAGCAACACCATATGAAAATGATATTTTGGCAAAAAGAGAAGATATTATATTATTAAATCCAGAAAACTTCACAGTTACAGCGGAAGATTTAGATGCAAGATAAAAAAATATCAATTTTTATTGACAAGCAATTATCAAGATATGTCCGTACAAATTTTGAAAAATATGTAACTTTTATTAAGAAATATTTTGAATATGTTGAAAGTAACTATGGACCATATCAAGTAACTCAATCATTAGAAAAATCTCGTGATATTACACAGAAATATAATTCCGGAGTTATAAAACTAAAATTATCTTTTGCTAGTATTGAAGATGAAGCATCATTTTCCCAAAATTATACAGATTATAAAGATGAAATAGTTCAAAGTAATGTGAATGGTGTTGTGGTTTCTAAAGGTTATGTTGTATCGTATGAAAAAATTACAAACATAACCGCATATGTAAATATTGTTGTTACTAGTGGAATATTTACTACAGCAATTGGAAATCAAATAAATTTTACAGATACAACTGTAACTGAAATATTACATGTAAATACTGGAAGTTTATTAACAGAAAATCCAAATTTAGATAAATTGATTGGTGAAATATCACCAGATTATCCAAAAATTTTAACAGCAAATAAAGCTTTAACAATAAAAGGTTTAGCTGATTTTGTTAAAGCTAAAGGAACAGAAGATAGTTTTCGTTATTTCTTCAGAAGCGTTTATAATAGCGATCTAGAATTTTATTATCCTAAAAAGGATATGTTAAGAGTTTCTGATGGTAAATGGACTGAATATAAATTTATTACTATTAAAAGAAATAGTGATGTTAATTACTTAAATAAAAGAATTAAAGGTAATACATCAGAAGCTATTGCTGTAATTTCAAGAGTTAATGCAACTGAACATATTATTGATGGAAATCCTGTAGTATTCTTTGAATTGTTTGTTGAGGATTTATCAGAAAATTTTGTATATGGTGAGACAATATCATATTTTGATGATTTTGATTTAATAGAAACTACTGATGTTGTAGTTACTGTTGCTGGATCACCTAGTTTATTAAGAAAAGGTGAATTGCAATCTAGTTCAGCAATTTATACTGTTGGTGACGAAATTACGATTGATAATTCATATGTTGATATTCCTGCTCTAAAAACAGCAACAAATATAATTGTTAGAATTACTGGATTGGATACTGAAGGAAAATTAAAATCATTTGATATAATTGATCATGGAATTTTAAATTATAATCAACTTTCATCATCTGGAACATTTAAAGCATATATTCCACCTTCAGTAATTGGAACAACTAGAAAAGTTCAAGAAATTGTTATCAACGATGGTGGTTTATATCCATCAGGTGCAACTATTACTGCTACAGTATCAGCACCACCATCTGGAACAACTGCAACTGTATCTGTTCAAACATCAACAGATCCATCAACAGGTAAAAAAGTTGTTACAGGAATAACAATTACTGATAATGGTTCTGGATACAAGAATACACCTACAATAACATTTAATAGTACAATTGCAGCAGAAAGAACTGCTGTAGCAACAGCATATTTAAATTTAGCACAAATTCAATTTACTCCACAAACTTTAGGAATTGAACCTGGACAATTTGCAAATACAGATGGTTTTGTTTCTTGGAATAAGTACATTCAAGATGATTATTATCAAGATTTTTCTTATGTGCTAAAATCAGAAGAAGACTATTCTGATTATAGAGATATTGTAAAAGATTTATTAAATCCTGCTGGAATGGTGTTTTTTGGTATTATATCATTATTTAATTCGTTTTCATTAAATAAATATGGTTCACCACAAGAATATCCAGAATTTTTCTATCCATTTAAAGTATTAAGTTTTGATGTTAAAAGTTTTATTTTAAATACTATAGATGTACCTAATTCATATAGAAAAATTAAAATACAAAATGTTCAAAAAGCTTATGGTAATACTTTAGAATGGATAAATACTGATAGATTTAATATTCCTGGATATCAGGGTTGGGAAAACTTACAATTAGTTGAAAGTTTTACTCCTGTAACATACTACAATCCAAATCAATATACAGAAACTGCATATAATACTAATTATTATGCTGATGATTTATATACATTATCAAACACTCCAATGAAAATTGTTGAGAATAAATTAATCAATGATTTTATTAAACCAAATGGTTTAGCTGAACGAACTAATTTAAATCGTGAAGCTTTTATTACTATTAAACAGATATAAATAATAAAAAAGGATTTATTAGAAATGCCAGCTATTGTTACAAATAAAATTCGTCTTTCAACAGCTAAACAATTTGTTGAATCATTTGATGAAACATCACCAACTAGTTATTATTTGTTTATTGGAAAATCAACCACATGGAATGATGATTTGTCACCAACCGTTCCAGTTGATTCTCCAGATGTGCAATATTATATTCATGAAGATATTATTTTCATGAAGAAATTACAAGCAAATAATATTACTCATGCTATTAGACGTTATAATTGGACAACAGGTGTTTATTACAGAGAGTATTCACATGACATTGATTTGTTTGCAACTGTTAATAGAACAAGTGCTGGTGCATTAAGTCCAAGTGATGTTACACCATTTTATGTTGTAACTACAACAAACGACGAATATAGAATTTATAAGTGTGTAAATAATAATATTGGTGCAGCATCAACTATTGATCCTTCTACAATTGATACAGGAACAGGTGAAGGTGATACTTCTGGAAACAATGGATTAATTTATTGTTCAGATGGATACATTTGGAAATTTATGTATAGTGTTAGTGATGCTGACATGTTGAAGTTTGTCACATCAGATTGGATTCCTGTTAAAACAGTTAAATATAATGATAGCAGCAGACAGTGGGCAGTTCAATCCGCAGCAAGAGATGGTGCAATTGAAGTTATTGATGTAATTAGTGCTGGTTCTGGTTATTCGGTAGCACCAACAATAACTATTCCATCTCCACATAAAGGTGGAACTCAAGCAGTTTCACAAACAATTACAATTTCTGGTGGTTCTGTTGTAACACCAATTAAATTATCCACAGTTGGTACTGGATATTATAAAGAACCAACAATCACTGTTTCTGCTGGTAACTTAAATGTTCGTGCAATACTAAGTCCAAAAGGTGGACATGGTTTTGATGCAGTTTCGGAATTAGGTGGTGTTGCTGTAATGATTTATGTTGAACTTTCTGGTTCGGAAAGTAGTCAATTAATCACATTAAATGACTATAGAAGAATTGGTATTATTGTTGATCCAGTTGAACTAAATTCAACAGGAACATCAGCAGGATATGTTTCTTCATCATTTCCAGTAATAACATATTTAAGTGGATTTTCATCATCAACAAATCCAATTACAGCCAACAATAATATTAGAATTGCAACAACACCAACTTCTACATTATTAGGAAAAGAAATTACTATAATTTCCGGTCCAGCAAAAGGTGAAAGAAGAAAAATTATTGGTTATTCAACAACTAATAATACACTTTTGGTTGATAGAGATTGGACAATCTCACCAGATCAACGACCAACTACGTCATCTGTATATGGAATTTTAACTAATTCTACTTCAGAAAATAATCTTTATAAATTTGAATTAACAACAAACTCAACTCCTGGATCGTTTACAATTGATTCAACAATTACCGCATCTGGCGGAAAATCAGCTAAAATTGTTCAATATACACCAGCATCAAGTCCAGATCCAGCATATGTTCTAGTAAATGAAGTTGTTGGTCAATTTGCTGCATCCAATAGTATTAGCGATGGAACAAATTCAGCTACAATTGCAACCGCTACAAAATTGGGTTCACAAGAATACTATGGTGATGTAATTTATCTTGAAAATAGAAGACCAATTAATAGAGCATCAGATCAAACAGAAGAAATAAGAATCGTATTAGAATTCTAATAAATATACTTAGGTATTAAATAACTATGGCAATTAATTTTAACGCACCACCATATTTTGATGATTTTTCTGAAGCAAAGAAATTTCTAAGAGTGCTATTTAGACCTGGACGTGCAGTTCAGGCAAGAGAATTAACACAAGCTCAAACTATTCTACAAAATCAAATTCAGCGTTTTGGAAATCATATTTTTCAAGATGGTAGTATGGTTTTGGGTGGTCAGACATCTTTTGATTCTAAAGTTAAATATCTTGTATTAGAAAATGTTTATGGTGGTAATCAACTTTTATCATCAACATTTGATGGTGTGTTACTTCGTGGAAATACATCTGCTGCACAAGCAAGAGTTATTAAAACAAGTGGGTTTGGTACATCAGCAAATCCAAAAATTTATATCAAAGTTATTTCTGGTACATTTCAAGCATCTGAAGTTATTGGTGTTGTTAATGAAGCAACAAATGTTGCAACTTCTCAAGCACAAATTGTTTCATCAAGTTTTACAGGTGATGCATCTGCTGTAACTATTCAATCTGGTATTTTTTATACTAAGGGATTCTTTGTAATTGTTGATCAACAAGTTGCCATTACAAAATTATCAGACTTAACTACAGATACTGCTGTACCAACATGTTCAGTTGGTTTAAATGTTGTTGAGAGTTTAATTGATGAAAATGATGATTCATCACTATTAGATAATTCAACTGGTTCTTTCAATTACTTAGCTCCAGGTGCAGATAGATATAAAATTGAATTGCAACTTGGGATTGCTGCAAATCCAGCAACAGGAACTTCAGCTAATAAAGATTTCATATTATTAGTACGATTAGAAGATGGTAATATTGTTCAACAAGTTAAATTTCCAGCATATGCTGAATTAGAAAAAACTTTAGCAAGAAGAACATTTGATGAATCTGGTAATTATACGGTAAAACCTTTCCCACTTACAATTAAGGAAAATAATTCAACAACTGTTAAAGCTGTTCTTGATCCAGGTAAGGCTTATGTAAAAGGTTTTGAATTTGAAACTATTGCACCAACAAGTATAATTGTTGATAAAGCAAGAGATACGTTTTCTGTAAACAATTCACCAATTCAATTAAATTATGGTTCATATGTTAAGGTTGAAAATTTAGCATACTTTGTTGATACAAAAACAAATCCAATTATTGATTTATATAATAATGCAACTCCTGCATCTGGAACAAAAATTGGAACAGCAAGATTAAAGGTAATTTTAAAAGATTCTGCTGGTGTTTATAGAGCATATATTACAAATGTATCTATGAATTCTGGTCAAGTATTTTCATCAGTCAGAAGTTTTGCTGTTGCATCAACCACAAACAAAATTTGTGGTGTTGTTCTAACAAGTGGAAGTGCTTACATAGAAGAATCAAGTTTCTCTAATCTTTTATTCCCAGTTTCATCAAATGTTGTAAAATCATTCTTGAATACAAATAGTCCTGCTGGAATTGATTTATCTTATCAATTTTATACAACATTTACAGCCACATTAAGTACAAACTCAGCTACTATTTTAACTGGTGATGCTAGAATTACATTTATACAAGATTCAACAAAGTATTTAGTATTTAATACTACATCAAATACATTTGTAACTTCGCCAACTATTGTTTTTAATAGTTCAACTTCTATTACTGTAACAGTTGCTGGTGGTGGTTCTAACAATATTGCTGTTATTGCACTAATGAATTTTAGTAGTAATCCGGCAACAAACTACACATTCGATCAAAGAACAAAAGAATATAAAACTGCAAACCTAGATGATCTAGCTTCTGGTGATACTATAACTACTTCTAACGCTAGAGGTAGATACAAAATTTCTTCTGGATTCCAAACTATTACATTACCTTTACCTGATATTGATACTTCAGATACAACAAATTTAACTGTTGAAAGTCGAACAGTTAAAGTAAAAATGTTTGCTTCAGATCCAACAAAAGCAGATTATTCATCTGGTACAGATATTACAAGTCGTTATAATATTGATAACGGACAACGTGATAATATTTACGATTATGGTGTATTGACACTAAAAGAAGGTCAAGCAACACCAACTGGTTATGTTCTTGTAATGTACAATTACTACAGTGCAAGTACAGCATCTGGTGGATTCTTTACTGTTGATTCATATCCAAATTATGATACTATTCCAACATATACATCAACAAGCACAGGGCAAACTTTTAATTTAAGAGATTGTGTTGACTTTAGACCATATATCACAGATTCAACTTCTATTGTTACACCTAATCCTGGAAGTTTAATGGTGGCAGATTATGCTTACTATTTAAATAGAATTGATAAACTTGTTGTAACAAAAGACAAAGATTTTCTTGTTATTAAGGGAACATCAGCAATTAATCCAACAGTTCCTCCAGATAATCAAGATGCAATGACTCTTTATGTATTGACTGTTCCTGCTTATACTTATAATGTAAAAGACATTAAAGTTAAATATATTGAAAATAAGCGTTATACAATGCGTGATATTGGTAAGTTAGAAAAGAGAATTGAAAATCTTGAATTCTATAATGCCTTAAACTTATTAGAACAAGATACACAAAGTTTCGATGTAACTGATTCTGGTGGTAATGATAGATTTAAGAACGGTTTCGTTGTAGATAATTTTAGTGGTCACGCAGTTGGTGATGTATTAAATTCTGATTATAAGTGTTCAATGGATTTCAATAAGAAACAACTAAGAGCACCTTTCTCAAGTACTCCTGTTGAAATTGCAAAGGATACATTAACAAACACTGTACAAACTGGAACATTAATTACACTAACTTATGACAAAACAGTATTTGCTCGTCAACCTTATGCAAGCAAAACTGTAAATGTAAATCCATATAACTTCTTTTCATTTATCGGAAATGTTTCATTAGATCCAAACAGTGATACATGGCATGATACAACAAACAGACCTGACGTTGTTATTAATAACGTTGGCGAAAATGATGCTTGGGTTTCAAATACACAACCATTCCAAACACAATGGAATGACTGGGAAGATAATTGGACAGGTACACAAACATTAACTGAAACTTATCAAAGTGGAGCATTTGTTTTTGATTGGGAAAATAATGGCGGATCTATTTATCAATTAGGTCCAGCAGTCACAACTACTAGAACTGTAAGAACAGGTGAAAGAAGAAGAACTGGGTCTGTTACTGAATATGTTCCAGAAACAATCACAAAAGTTGTTGATGATAAAATTGTAAATATTGGTGTTGTTCCTTACATTAGATCTAAAACAGTAAGATTTATTGCTAAGGCACTAAAACCAAATACTAGAGTTTATGGATTCTTTGATGATGTTGCAATTACATGCACATTTGATACTCAATATCAAATTAGTGGAAATCCTAACAATGGTCAAACTAATGCACAAGGTGAAATTTCCGGAACATTTACAATTACTGCCGGAACATTCAAAACTGGTTCTAGAAAGTTTAAATTAACCGATAGCAGCACAAATAATTTAGCAGCTACAACAACTGCTGCTGAAACAAATTATTTTGCTGAAGGAACATTAATAACAAGAGAAAAAACTGTTGTTTCAACAAGAACAATGGTTCCAAGAACAAGAACTGTTGAAGATGTTATTACAATTTCAGAACCAATTAGTGTTCCTGATTATGTTGATCCATTAGCACAAACTTTCTTGGTTCCATCAAATACATATCCTAATGGTATGTTTATGGAAAGTGTTGATATCTTCTTCCAAACAAAAGATGTTAATGTTCCAGTAACATTACAAATTAGACCAACACTTAATGGATATCCAAGTGCATATGATATTGTTCCATTTAGTGAAGTTACAATGCAACCATATGGAAAAGTATCAACAGTTTCTATTACAAATCCTGGAGCAAGTTACACAGTAGCACCAACAATAACTTTTTCTGCTCCAAATTTAAGTAATGGAGTTCAAGCAACAGCAACAGCAACAATATCTGGTGGTCAAATTACTGCAATTACAATCACAAATCCTGGATATGGTTATACATCAAATCCTTCTGTTACAGTAACAAGAGGTGTTGGTGATACAACAGGAGTTAATGGTGCAGTATCTGCTGTAATTACAGATTATGTAAAAACAACTGATTTAGCAACAGCAGCAAAAGTTGCAACAAACTTTAAGTTTAGTTCTCCTGTTTATTTGCCTCCAGGTGAATATGCAATTGTTCTAATTACAAACACAGACAAATATAATGTTTATGTTTCTGAAATTGGTCAATTAAATATCACAAGTGTAGATCAAGGTCAAATTATCAGCACACAACCATATGCTGGCTCATTCTTTAAATCACAGAATGCCAGAACATGGACTGCTGTACAAGAAGAAGATTTGATGTTTACAATTAATCGCTGTTCGTTTAATCAAACATCAGGAACAGCAGTATTTAAGAATACTGCAATGGCTTCTTCAAAACCATATCACTTATTTAAAACAACTTCTCAAGAAATTAATTTTGGAAATAATAAAGTTTCTTGGCAATACAAACCATCTAGTGATGGAACAGTTGCTGGTATAGCATCTTCATATACCGACTACTATAGCAATAATAACACATATCTTTCAACAGAAAAGAGAGTTAATAATGCAGGAAGTCTAGTTCTACAAGCAACATTAACATCATCAAATAACCAAGTATCTCCTGTTATTGATACCGAAAGATTAAGTGTTATTGCTGTTGAAAATGTAATTAATAATATTTCATCGGTAACAACTTCTACTGTTGGTGCAACTGGATTTATAAGTGCTTCATCAGTAGTATATGTAGATAATGGTGAAAATTTCGATAACAACAACGTCATTCAAATTTGGAATGAAAAAATGTTAATTACTGGTGGTGGTGGAGCAACTGGTCCAACAGGTGCAACTGGTTTCGTTGTTTCAAGAGGTTACTTGGGAACTGGTGCAACAGCAGTTACAGGTGCTACTGGTGTTAATAATTTATCAAAAGATGAAACTTATAAATCCGGTGGTGGTGCATATGCTAAATATATTACAAGAAGAATTACATTAGCTGAAGGTTTTGATTCAACTGGAATTAAAGTTCTATTATCATCTTTTGCACCTTCACCATCTTCAATTGAAGTATATTATAAAATTTTAACAACATCTGACAGTCTAACATTCTCAGAAAAACCATATGTTAAAATGACAGAAGATGTTGTTCCAACAAACGCTAATATAGATACACAATCAAAATTTATTGATCGCCAATTCTCCGCTGGATTATCTGGTACAGCATTAGATCCATTTACAGTATTTGTGATTAAGATTGTTATGAAAACTACAGATAAAACAGTTGTTCCAATTATTAAAGATTTAAGAGCAATTGCAGTAGCTTAATGAATATACAAATAGAAAATTCTACTCTAATTCGTGATATAAACTCTAAAGCGGTTCTTTCAACAGACAGAACCGCTTTAGATAAATTTAATAAACAGAAACAAGAAAAAGAAAGAATAAATAAATTAGAGAGAGAAATGGTTGAAATAAAAAGTATGTTGGAATTAATTTTAAGTAAAATCGAGAAATAAAAATGAACATACTAAGTTCAGGTAACGTTTTAAATGTAAATATTACTAATGCTGGTAGTGGTTATACTACAGCAACAGTTAGTATTGCTCCACCAACATCTGGTGTTCAGGCAACTGCTGTAGCTACAGTTGCTGGTGGTATTATAACGGAAATTGTTATTACTAATGCTGGATATGGATATAATTCTATTCCTGCTGTTACCATCACTGGTGATGGTTCTAATGCTGCTGGTGAAGCTGTAATTTCTGCAAATGATTATGTAGATCAATATAATTCATTTGATCAATGGAGAGTTAAAACTAATAGAATTGTTGATGCAACAATTAATGGACAACGTAGAGGAAACATGATTGCTGCTGGTAGAAGTGTTACTTCTGTCCAGATTGTTAATGGTGGTACTGGTTATACTTCACCAACAATTGCATTTTCATCTCCATCAACATCAGTTTACTTAGATGTTAATTTGACAAATACTTTGACTGGAAATGTTGTTACTAATTTAACAGGAACAATTAAACAAATTGTTATTTCTGCAACAACTACAAATGAAGGTTCTGTTTATGTTGGTGATACAATTTCTCAATCTTCCGGTACTATTAAAGGAAGAATTATACAGAAAAATGGCTCATCTATTTTAATTTCTGTTTTAAAGGGAACATTTACTAATACTTCAGCTACAACTTCTCCTGGAAATGTTTCTGTTACTTTAAGTTCTGTGACTTCAGTGAGTTCTGCAACAGGTAGAATTACATCATATGATTCTGCAAATAAGAGATTTATTGTAGATACAATCGTTGGAACATTTAATTTAACAAATTTAGCTTCTGTTTCTACATCAGTTGCTGACGGTTTTGAATTTGTAAACTTATCACAAGTAGATAGTTCCGGAACAACAGCAACAGCTACATTAACAGTTACATCTGGTGTTATTACTGGCGTTACAATGACAAACTTTGGATCTCGATATGAAGTTGCACCAACAATTACTATAACTGGAGCATCCACAACACCAGCAATTTTGCAACCTATTTTAGATCCAAAACCAAATTCTTTCTTAGTTTTTGATGGAACTAAATATGTAGATAAACCATTAAGTGATGAAATTTTTGTAACACATACATCAACAAAAGCATCAGCAAGATGGAATAGAGCTAAACGTGGTTATTTTACAAGCATCACACAACTTTATTAAGGAATAAAATATGGCTTCAGGTAGATTAGCAGCAACTTATATTAGTACTCAAAATACAAATACTCAAATTTATCAAGTTCCTGCTGGAAAAATTTCATCATTTACTATCAATATTACAAATTCTGATACCAATAATGCAACAGTAAGAATTTCATTACAAGCAGGAACTTCAGTTGTTAATGGTGAATATATTGAATATGATGCAGTAGTTTATCCAAAAGATAGTTATACTAGATCTGGAATTGTTTTAGAATCTGGTAAATACTTATATGTAAATGTAACATCAGCATCACCAACTGTACATGTAACAGTTTGGGGATTTGAAGAAGATTTGGCATAAGGAGATAATTATGAATATTCTTGGTTTTTTTAATAAAATTGTAAGTGCATTAAAGAATTTCTTTTCTGGAGATTCTTTCAAAAAGGTAGAAGGTGCAGCGATTGCTGTATCACAACTAATTCAATATGCTCTACCAGCAGTTGAATTAGTTGCAAAAATGACTCCATCAAAAGCTGATGATGAAATTGTTGCTATGATTAAGAAGTTAAATATGCCTGTTGAAGTTGATTTAAATCAACCATTAAATTCATATGAAAAGCAAGCATATCTAAATGGTGCAGCCAGACTTTTAATTCAGGGAGAATTAAAGAAAGCTATTTTAGCTGCTGGTAGTGCAGGACTACAAATTGGTGGACAAAAGATTGGTGATGTAACAGATATTCCCGATAATTGGTTAAATTCAGCAATCAATCTAGCATATACAGCATTTAAAGCAACACTAAAGTAAAATGGCAAGACTAATAAATTTAAACATAGATCAAGGTTCAACATTTTCTACTAAATTATTAGCATATGAAACAAATCCATATTCATTAGATAATGGATCAATAACAGAAAATACAGATTTTTTACCACTTGATCTAGGTACAATTACAGGTTATGTAGAAAGTATATCCATTACTTCTGGGGGTAATGGATATACTTCTATTCCATCTATTACAATTTCTGGGGGTGGTGGTTCTGCTGCAACTGCTGGTGCAGAAATTTCTGGTGGTTCTGTAACAAAAATTTATATAGTCAATAAAGGTGATGGTTATACATCAAATCCATCAGTAACAATTTCAGCACCAACTTCAGGTTCAACAGCAACAGCTACAGCAAGAATTCAAAAAGAAGCTGGAATTAATGGTGCTTTAATTAATTTAGTTGGCGCAACAGTTCGTGGACAATTAAGATATTCACCATCTAGTTCATCAGCGGTAACGCTTACAGTTTCAACAAATACAACAACATCCGAAGTAACATTATCACTAACAGCAGTACAAACTGCTGCACTAAAACCAGGACGTTATGTATATGATGTAGAAGCAACTCTTGCGGATACAACAGTAAAACGTTTATTCGAAGGTGAAATTAGAGTAAATGCAGAGGTAACTAAAATCTAATGCAACCAGCATCAAGAGAACAATTAAAGGATTATTGCCTTCGTCGTTTAGGATTTCCTGTAATTGAAATAAACGTTGATCCAGACCAATTAGAAGATCGCATTGATGATGCTATGTATTACTATACACAGTTTCATATGGATGCTACTGACAGATATTATTTTAAATATCAAATGACATCACAGGATATTACAAATAGATATGTAACTGTTGATGATTCAATTATTTCAGTTGTAAAGATGATTCGTTTAGGTGGTTTTGGTGCTACAAAAGGTAATATCTTCGACTTTAGATATCAGTATGCATTAAATGACTTGTATACATTTGGTAGTACCATGTCTATGCAGGGTTATCATATGACAAGAGATTACTTGTCATTTATTGAATTTATATTCAATCAAGAAAAACTATTAAGATTTAACAGACACCAGCAAAGAATTCATATTGATTTGGATTGGGAAAGAGATGTTTCTGCTGGCGACTATTTAATTTTTGAAACATATAAAGTTATTAATCCAGATCAATTTACAAAAGTTTATAACGATAAATGGCTAAAAGATTATACAACTGCATTGTTTAAAAAACAATGGGGTGATAACTTAAAAAAATATGATGGTGTTTCACTTCCAGGTGGTGTTAAACTAAATGGTCAAAAAATATATGATGAAGCTGTAGGTGAAGTTGATAAGTTAGAACAAGAATGTCAATCAACATATCAATTACCAATTAATTTCTTCATTGGATAAAAAATGCCTACAAATAGATATTTCAATGAATTTAGAAATAAAAGTGAACAGAAATTATTAGACAATTTGCTAACTGAATGTATAGCAATGCATGGTATTGATTGTTATTATATCCCAAAAACTTTTGTTAAAAAAGATGAAATTTTTGGAGAAGATGTTTTACTTGAATATAAGAATAAGTTTCCTATTGAAATGTACATGGAAAGTACAGAAGATTTTACTAGTAATGATAACTTAATTTCTAAATTCGGTTTAGATATTAAACAAACTTTTACACTATTAGTTTCCAAGAAACGCTTTGATGAAGAATATAACAGAAACTTCCAAACAGGAATAAGAAGAGTTCAATTTGATGATAGACTTAAGCGTCCAGAAGAAGGCGACTTAATTTTTATTCCTTATTTGACTAGAAAACTTTGGGAAGTTATGTATGTAAATCAAGAATACAGCAATACATATCAATTGGGAGATTTGTATGTTTGGAAACTTTCTTGCGAACTTTACAGATTTACCGACGAAACGATTGAAACTGGAATTCCTGAAATTGATAATATTAATGAGAAGTTGGAAAAAGAACTGCAAATAGATCAACCAAACTTCTCAGATAATGAGAAGTTAGAAGAAAAGTCTACTACAATATTGGATTTCTCAGAAAAAAATCCATTTGGTGAATTCAATAGAGAGAACTAATGTTAGGACAAACTTGGTATAACGAACACATTAAACGTTTAGTTTCAGTTTTTGGAACTTTATTTAATAACTTACACGTCCAGAGAAAAGATAATTCTGGAAGTTTAGTTAAAGATATTCGTGTACCTTTATCTTATGGACCAAAACAAAAATGGTTAACGAGATTAGAACAAGATGCTGAAGCTAACAGACAAACAGAAATTTCACTTCCTAGAATGGGATTTGAACTATCTGGTTTACAATATGCATCAGGTAGAAAATTACCTACTGTAAATCAAAACTTTAAAAGTTCAGATAATAGAGATAATATAATATCTCAATATAATCCAGTTCCATATGATTTTTCATTTGATCTTTGGATCATGTCAAAAAATATGGATGATGGTTTAATGATATTAGAACAAATTGTTCCTTATTTTACACCACAATTCACAATATCTATTATTGAAGATAATACAATGGGTATCTCAAAAGATATTCCTATTATATTAAAAAGCGTAAATCCTCAAGATAATTATGAAGGAACTGTAGAGGATAGAAGAGTTTTAATTTGGGATTTAAAATTTACCGTTGAATCAAATTTATATCCACCAGTAAAAGATAGTAAGATTATTAAAAAAGCAATTGTAAATACAATTGTAGATACCACAGTTGAAGGTGCTGGTGGTAAACAATATTATAGTGTTGAGGTTAATCCCTCAAATGCTGGTGTAAATGATAATTACACATTAATAGAAACATTTATTGTTGATGATTATAATTCATCAACAATTATAACTAATCCACCATCAGAAAGTGGTGCTACTAGTCCTTCGGGTGGAGGTGGTGGAGGCGTTGTTACTTATCTAAAATTAGATGATTTGTTTGATGTTGATACTGTAAATTTATATGATGGATCAGTTTTAATTTATAATTTATCAACACAAAAATGGATATCTTCAAATGAATTAAATAATTTAGTTATAGATGGGGGTTCTTATTAATGGGAAGAAGATTGGAAACTTTATCTTTATCAGGTTCAATTATTTTTATATTTTCATTTTTTACTTTACTAGGTATTATAATGATGTTTTGTAAAGTCCCAGAGGGAAATGACGTTTTTAGAACATTTTCTACAGCATTAGCAACTTTTGTAACTGGTAAAAAAATATCTGATATAGAAAAGTAATAAATAATATATAAATATCTTTTCTGTAAGAGATTTCTAAATGCCATCAAACATCATAAAAATAAAAAGAAGTATTGAACCTGGAAAAATACCAACTAATTTACAATTAGAAATTGGTGAATTAGCTTTAAATTTAAATGATAGAATTCTTTACACTAAAGATCATAACAATAATGTTATTCAAATAAATAATCCTTATCAGGGTGCTACAGGTTTCATAGGTGCAACAGGTATTGGATTCACTGGTGCAACAGGACCACAAGGTGTTACTGGATTTACTGGTGCTACTGGAACTCCAGGTTATGTTGGTTCAGATGGTGCAACTGGATTTCAGGGGGCTACTGGATTTACTGGTGCAACTGGATTAATTGGAGCGACAGGAGCGCAAGGACCAGCAGGATCTTTTGGTGGTGCATCTTTTGATTACATTTACGATGATTTTACTATCATTGGTAATCCAGGATCAGGGAAATTAAGATTTAATAATTTAAACTTCTTTTCAGTTACTGAAATGTATATTAACCAAACAGATGCTAATTCTGTTTCGGTTTATAATTTCCTACAATCAATTGATGATTCAACATCATTAATTAAAGGCCATTTTACAATATCAGAAAAGGTCAATCCTGCTAGTTATGCATTATTTGCTATAACAGGAACGCATACTCATGGTGATAGTTATTTTAACGTCCCATCATCATATATTTCTGGATCAATGGATAATTTATCTGGAAATACTGAAATAGTAATATCATTTGCAAGAACTGGTGATATTGGTGATACAGGTCCAATTGGTGCTACTGGATTCACTGGTGCAACAGGACCACAAGGTGTTATTGGGTATCAAGGTGCTACTGGAACTCCAGGTTATGTTGGTTCGGATGGAGCTACTGGATTTACTGGTGCAACAGGACCACAAGGTATTACTGGATTTACTGGTGCAACAGGACTACAAGGTGTTACTGGCTATCAAGGTGCTACTGGTGTAGGATTTATTGGTGCTACAGGTATAGGATTTACTGGATCTACTGGATTACAGGGATCTACAGGTTTCCAAGGTTCAACTGGTTTAACTGGATTTATCGGTTCTACTGGTTTAACTGGATCTACTGGATTACAGGGATCTACAGGTTTCCAAGGTTCAACTGGTTTAACTGGATTTATCGGTTCTACTGGTTTAACTGGATCTACTGGATTTATAGGTGCAACTGGTTTTATTGGCGCTACAGGTTTAATTGGTGCTACTGGTTTAACTGGATTTATAGGTGCAACTGGTTTCATTGGCGCTACAGGTTTCATTGGTGCTACTGGTTTAACTGGTTCAACTGGATTTATCGGTTCTACTGGTTTAACTGGTTCAACTGGATTTATCGGTTCTACTGGTTTAACTGGTCTTACTGGAGCCACAGGTTTCACTGGAGCCACAGGTTTCACTGGAGCCACAGGTTTCACTGGAGCCACAGGGGTGACAGGACTTACTGGTGCTACAGGTTTCGCTGGAGCCACAGGTTTCACTGGTGCTACAGGGGTGACAGGACTTACTGGTGCTACAGGTTCTGGTTTACAAGGATCTACAGGTTTCATAGGTGCTACTGGTCTTACTGGCCCCGCTGGACAAAGTACAAGTTTATTTTATTATCTTGCTGAGACGAGTACTCAATCAAATGCATATCCTGGTGATGGATTTATTGTTTGGAATAACTCTACCCAAACTAGTTCAACACACATATATATTTCACATTTAACTAGCGATTTAACAGATATTGAAATTATTTTGGGTCTATTAAAATCGACTCAAAGATTTATTATTCAAGATCGCAATGTAAGCGAAAATTATCAAACTTGGGAAATCACTGCTGTTACTGGAAATAATATAGGAACTTCTACGGCATATTATGATTTTACAGTAACATTAATTGCAAGCGGTGGTTCTTCGAATTTTACAGATAATCATGAATTATTCTTATCTGTAATTTCAGCAGTAACTGGATTCCAAGGTGCAACTGGATTGACTGGTGCAACTGGATTAATTGGAGCTACAGGATTTATAGGATCAACTGGTTTCATAGGAGCCACAGGATTTATAGGATCAACAGGGTTCACAGGAGCCACAGGATTCATTGGTGCTACAGGTTTTATTGGTGCTACAGGATTACACGGATCTACAGGTTTTATTGGTGCTACTGGATTTATAGGTGCAACTGGATTACAAGGTGACACAGGATTCATTGGTGCTACTGGATTTATAGGTGCAACTGGTTTCATTGGTGCAACTGGATTACAAGGATCTACAGGTTTTATTGGTGCTACTGGATTCATAGGCTCTACAGGTTTTATTGGTGCTACTGGATTTATAGGTGCTACTGGATTCATAGGTGCTACTGGATTTATAGGTGCAACTGGATTCATTGGATCTACAGGATTCATTGGAGCCACAGGATTTACTGGAGCAACTGGTTTCATTGGTGCAACTGGATTACAAGGATCTACAGGTTTTATTGGTGCTACTGGATTTATAGGTGCTACTGGATTTATAGGTGCAACTGGATTCACAGGTGCGACAGGATTTACAGGTTCAACTGGATTCATTGGTGCTACTGGATTTATAGGTGCGACGGGTTCTGGTTTACAAGGAGCAACTGGTTTCATTGGTTCTACTGGATTTACTGGAGCTACAGGTTTCATTGGTGCTACTGGATTTATAGGTGCAACTGGATTACAAGGTGACACAGGATTCATAGGCTCTACTGGATTTACTGGAGCAACTGGTTTCATTGGTGCCACTGGATTTATAGGTGCGACGGGTTCTGGTTTACAAGGAGCAACTGGTTTCATTGGTGCTACTGGATTTATTGGTGCTACAGGTTTCATTGGTGCTACTGGATTTATAGGTGCAACTGGATTACAAGGTGACACAGGATTCATAGGCTCTACTGGATTTACTGGAGCTACAGGTTTCATTGGTGCTACTGGATTTATTGGGGCCACTGGATTCACTGGAGCAACTGGTTTCACTGGAGCTACAGGATTAACTAAATCCACTTTCACTTTTGGTGGAAGTGGAACACCAACTATTGCAAATAGCGTTACACCATATTTGTATGTTCCATACACTTCAACAGCAACTAATGCAATACTGACAGCAAAAACTGCTCCTACAGGCGGGTCTTTTGTAGTATCAATTCTAAAATCATCGAATAATGGTTCAACTTTCCCAACAACTGTTGTTACTATAACTTTAACTACTGGTAATAACGTAGTAACAACTACTTCATTTACGAATTCAGGTTTAACTGCTGGAGATCTATTAAGAATAGATATCACATCTGTAAATGGTGCAGCAGATTGGAACGCATTTTTAATTTCGGAGTAATATATGAGTTCACCATTAGCAAATAAAATAGCAGAATGTATAGATTTGGCAGTAGCAGATAGAACTGGTTATTGTGTTTGGAGAGGTTTCTTATATGATGAAGAATGGAAAATAATAGTTGATTATAATGGAACAAATGAATTATTTCAAATAAGAGTTAAAAGAAGAGATATATCGAGTTAATTATGGCTACAAGACAAAAAACAGTAGAATTTGCATATCCATTTTCAAACACTTCCGTCGCTTCAGGAAATAATAGAGATTTCACGTCAATAAATTTGTATATTCCTGAAAATATAGGTGTGTCAAAAACAATTGATTCAACATCAGCTACAGGTAATATAATAACATTCACGACAGATCATGGTTTGAGAATTGGCAATAGATTAGTTCCTTCATCTACTGGCGGTGGATTAACATCAGGAACGACATATTGGGTTAAATCTGTTCCTTCAACTACAACTATTACTGTAAGTGCTTCTTTTGATGGAGCGACTTCTACATTAACAAATTCAACGACAGATATAAACTGCACAATTTATGATATAGTATTTAAAAATGCTTTTCTTGAAGTTAGTTCAGTAGATAATGCCGCCACCGCCGCAAATGTCACTGATGTTACTTTAGGTTTAACATTGGGTGCTATAGCAATTGGTACTTTTTCTAATACAAGTGTACTAACTAATTCAGGAGAACACCAATCTTGGACGTTTATATGTGATTTTAGAAATTATTTTAATCAAAATTGGACAGCTAACGCCACAACTATGGCTAGTACAGCTAGAATCAATTTAACTGGATTAGCTACAAATAACACTAGTGCAAAAATTGTTATAACTTATGAATATGAAGATAGTGTTGCGACAACAACCAGAATTAAAACAGTAAAAATACCAATTGATGGTAATACTGGAAATTTAACAACTACTGCATCAAATATTGGTGCCGCAAATCAAGTTCCAAATCTAAGTACATTTTTACCAGAAGCTTCTAAAACTTTTAGAAACATATTTTTTGAATCATATAGTCATATGGGCAATACTGGTACAGGAAACACAACCAACGCAACATGTACATTAACATTTAGTGGAACTGATGCCGCAAGTCTTGCTTATAATATGGCATTATCTACAGATAGATCTTTTAAGAGAATAGATGAAATTACATCTATATTAGCAACAAATGCAACTAGTTCTATTACTGCCAGAGTAAGTAACGTGACATCAATCACTATGCCTTGTATGTGTGGTGTTTTAGTTGTAACATATGAGTATGATCATTCATCGAGTACCAGTATAATTAACAGTTTAGAAATTCCTTTTGGTAGTTCAGAATCGACATCTGGCCGATCTGGACTTATTGGAAATAATTTTGTAGTTGATTTCTTTATTCAAGAACCAACAACAATTTCATTAGTTCAATCTGGTTTATTAATGTCAACAATGGATGGTGCAGCCTTATCATTAGTTATGGCAGTCGGTTCACAAGCAGATAGAACTTATACACATGCAGGTGGTGGTAATAGAGTCGGTTCTTTTGTTATAGGAAGAAGAATTGATTCTGGTGAAACAGGTTCTACTGCTGGTATAACTTTATCGAGAGGATTAAATACATTAATAATTGAAGCTAAACCGTCAGTTGGTACAGACTCAGTTACTGGTGTAGTATTTTTAAATTACACTAGCGGGAAACATTCTGATGGTGATGGTGCTCATAATCATACAGTAAAATTTACTACTATAGATTATAGTAACTCAATATCTACCAGTACTTTAAGTTCTACATTTACACCAGTATCTCCATTTGGATCGTCTCTTGGTACTGTCCGTGAAGATATACCAGAAACGAATTATTTTTTAACTAATAGTGGCTTAGACTTATATACAATTACTGGATCTACTGTATCACAATTTCCATTTTATATAACTACTCTTGGTCTTTTACAAGATGGTACAAATTCAACTGCATTGAGAACTTTGGTAGATATAAATTATTATAACTCAGATGCTGAGGCGGGAACTATATATTCATGGTATAATACTACAAACTTTTGGAAACAATACCCAACAGATATAAGACAACCTAGATTTGCATTAGGACAAGACAATAGAATCTATTATAATCAAAAATTTGTATTAAATATTGGTAATTTTATGAATACGAATTTAACTTATCATACTATATCATACACTATATCTGGAACAATATCAGGATCAAATGGTGGTACAGTTAATATTGAAGCTTATAGAACAGATAATGGTGAAAAAATAGCATCTACTTCAAGAACAGGGAATGGATCATATTCAATGACTTGGTATGATAATACAATTCCAGTCTTCGTTTTTGCATATGAATCTTCTACATATAAGGGAGTATCTGTTGAGCAAGTTGCAGGAAATACTTTTGATGTTTCATTGGCTAGTGGAGGCGGGGGCGGACCAACATACTATTCTTATTTGTAATATAAATATGTTTAACTTATAATAGTTGAATGGAGAAAATATAATGAGTCAAAAATACAGATTTCACATTTTGGGGCTTCCTCATACTGTAACTAATTCAGAATACACGGGTTGTGCTTATACGCAGAAGGTTCTCAAATTTGGAAAAATGATGAAGGCTAGAGGCCATCATATTATTCATTATGGTCATGAAGATTCTAATTTAATTTGTGATGAACATGTCACAGTTACAACAAATAAAGATCTAGAAATTGCTTACGGTAATTACGATTGGCGTAAGAACTTCTTTAAGTTTGATATGGGTGATCACGCTTACAGAACATTTTATACTAATACTATCAGAGAAATTCAAAAACGCAAACAACCTTTAGATTTTATTTTGCCCTTCTGGGGATTAGGACATAAACCAGTTTGTGATGCACATCCCGATATGATTGTTGTTGAACCCGGAATTGGTTATGGAACTGGTCATTTTGCTAAGTATAGAATTTTTGAATCTTATGCAATAAGATCAGCGGTTGGAGGACCAAATTCAGTCACCAATTGTCAAGAAGATTGGTATCATTCAGTAATTCCTAATTATTTTGATCCCGAAGAATTTACATTTTCACAAGAAAAAGATGATTATTTCCTATTCATGGGTAGAGTTTATCCAGGAAAAGGAATTGACATTGCATATCAAGTTTGTCAGAAATTGGGACTTAAATTAAAAATTGCTGGTCAAGGTTCTTTAGAAGAATATGGTTATAAAGAAATTCCTGGACAAATAGAAAAAGTTGGTTATTTAAATTCAGAACAACGAAAAGAAATGTTGTCTAAAGCAAAAGGATTCTTTTTACCTTCAATGTACAATGAACCTTTTGGTGGTGCTTCAATTGAAGCATTATTTGCTGGTTGTCCGATTATAACAACTGATTGGGGTTCACATGCAGAAAATAATCTACATGGTGTAACTGGTTATCGTTGTCGTACATTTGATCATTTCTGTTGGGCTGCTGAAAATATTGATAAAATCAATCCTAAAAATTGTTATGATTGGGCTATGAATAATTTCACCTTAGATAGAGTTGGAAAAATGTATGAAGAATATTTTCAAATGGTTTGGGATGTTTATACTAATGACGGATGGTATCAAAGACATACAGAAAGAACTGATTTGGAATGGCTAAATAGATATTATCCAAAAGGGATTAATTAATTTTTTATGGAAAAACTTATTGATAATATAAATGAAACTTTCACAACTATATATAAAGATTTTAGTTGGTATATGGGACAAAATGAATCTAGATCTGGATTAGGTAGTACATTAGAATGGACTTCCAATTTTAAAAGTATACTTTTAAAATTTATTTCAGAAAAAAATATCAATACAATATTAGATTGTTCTTGTGGAGATTGGAATTGGATGAGAACTATTTCAGACAGTCTTCCTAATTATATTGGATTAGACTGCGTACAAGAAGCTATAGATTACAATAATAAAAATTATTCTAAAGATAATATAAAATTTATATGTTCTGATATGAATACATATTTAAAAAATATAGATTATAAATTTGATTTAATAATAATCAGACATACACTAGAACATCTTCCTTTACAGTATGCGACAGAAAGTGTATCCTTAACAAAAGAAAAATCAAAATATAGTTTTATAACTTCTTTTTCTGAAAAAGTAGTTAATATAGATTTAGATTTTCCTAAAGAAACATATAGGCCAATATATCTTGAATCTGATCCGTTTGTTAGTATTTTAGGTAAACCAATTGAAAAATACTATGATGGACCAGAAACTAATAAAATTAGTTCACATTATCCAGAAATAAATTTATATGAAAATAATTGATTTTAGATATGTAAATAAAAATGATGTTTTTGATGATACTTATCCACATTGGTCTAGAAAGTATGAATATCCAACATTATTAAATATTTTAAACAATTTGGAATTACCAAATAATCCAAAAATTCATAATTCTTCTTGGGGATTTGATTTAGAACATCATCAGAGATTTAAGAATGAATTAGAAAAAAAGTTTGGTCGAGAATATGTTACTAATTCTGACATTCTTTATAGTAGAATAGATAACACTTGTATACATGATATAACAAAAGAACCAGATGATAACTTCAAAGAATCTTTTGATGTTATTTTAAATGTTTCTGCACTAGAGGAAATTCCCGGTGATCATGTACATCATTTATCTAATCTGATAAAACAAGTTAAAAAAGATGGATATGTTATTATAACATTTGATATTCCTGGACTACAATTAAATAATATTGAAGATTATTTAAGACAAAAAATATCATATAAAAATTATGAAAATAGAATTATTGGTTCAGGTGCACCTTGGTTTGATGGATTAAATGTTGGTATTTTAATAATTAAAAAATAATATGGAGTATGTTGTGAAAAATTTTAAAGAAGAAATACAAAAATTTTTATGGATGTTACAGTCAAATAAAAATTTTTCTTTAGCTAGATTTGGTGATGGTGAAATGATTGCTATGAGAGGAGAATGTATTTCTTCTGGTTATGGTGAATGGTCTACAAATGGTTTTGATGATAGATATGATTTAGCTAGAAATTTATTACATAAATCTTTCACCTATAAAGATCCTAATTATTATGTTGGTATAGTTTGTCCTTGTTGTCAAGGATATAATAATTTTAATAATATGAAAAAATTATCAGATCAAAGTGATGAAAATTTAACCTATGCTAATATATTTGTGAATTCAAATTATCAATATTTCATAAACAATTACATTGAACTATTCAAAAAAAGAAATATAATATTAGTTGCTAATGAAAAATCTAAAGTAAATAATTTACCTTTTTCTGGAGAAGCATTTATTCCGGTTAAATATAATGCTTGGGTTGAAAATATAAATTTAGTTGATGAATTAAAAAATTGGAAAACAGAAAATAAATTATATTTATTTGCTTGTGGTCCTTTGGGTAAAATATTAGCACAACAATTATGGGAAGTAAATAAAAACAATACTTATTTAGATATAGGTTCAACTTTACATCCTTGGCTACAATCAGATTTAAATATTCGTGGTTACTATATTTTAGATCATTCAGATAATAAAAAGATTTGTTATTGGGGATAATATGAATAATGATGTTACTGTAATTTTGAATGGTTATAAAAGACCTCAAAATTTGAAAAAACAAGTAGATGCAGCTTTAACACAAACAGTTAAAGTAAAAGATATTTTTTATTGGCAAAATTCAATGCCAAATGTTCATTATGATATGCAAACATCAACCAATTATTGCATATCATCATATGCATCAGTTAATTTTGGTGTTTGGGCTAGATTTTATTATGCATTAAATGCTAGAACAAATTATGTTTGTATATTAGATGATGATACAATCCCAGGAACACAGTGGATTGAAAATTGTTTAAATACATACGAAAAACATCCAGGTTTGCTTGGAGCAATTGGAATTAAATTTCCAAATAGTTCTTATGAATATCAAATGACTGATCGTTATGGTTGGGATGGAAATAATAATGAACAAGTAGAACGTGTAGATATTGTTGGACATAATTGGTTTTTCCACAGGGATTTATTATCAGTTTTTTGTAGAGAATTACCACCAATAGATCACAATTTTATTGTTGGTGAAGATATGCACTTTTCATATGTTTTACAAAAATATACAGACTTAGGAACATATGTTCCTCCACATCCAAAAAGTAATAAAGAAATGTGGGGAAGTTTAAAAGGTTGGGAATTAGGTTGTGATGAAGTTGCTATCGGATGTACAGGTGGAGTTCCTAAGATGTTTGAATACACTGATTATTTAAGACAAAAAGGGTTTAAGTTTCTTCATGAATTAGGAAAATAAATTATGAGAAATATAATATTTTTTACAGAAAATAAATGGGCATTTGGTACAATTCACAATTCACTTTGTAAAGAATTGTACCGATTTGGTATTAATGCTGAAGTATTAGATTGGGAACGTCAATATCAAATTGACGAAATGTTAAAAATTTCTGATTCAACTGATTATTTTGTTACAACTCCAGTTGGTATTGGTTTCTTATTAAATTATCAAATACCATTACAAAAAATTATTGCAGTTGCTCATGGACAATGGGATATTTTATTAGCAAGACAACAAATGGGGTTAGATATTTTTAATAAAATTGCAAAATATGGAACTGTATCTGAGATATTAGATAAGAAATCTATTGAATTTGGTGTTCCAGTAAAATCACATGTTGTTCCGTTTGGAATTCATTTTGATAGATTTTATTCAAAACCCTCCGAAAAATTATCCACAGTTGCTATGGCTGGAGCATATTCAACACAAAACTTTTTTGGACAAGAAATAAAAAGAGGCGCACTTGTTGAGCAAGCTGTTAAATATACTGGACTAACTTTTAAGAAACATAATTTTTATCACTATCTTTCAATGCCTAATTTTTATAAAAGCGTTGATTGTATTATAACTGCTTCAACAGAAGAAGGTGCGGGACTTCCTATGTTAGAAGCCGCTGCTGCTGGTAAATTATGTATTAGTACACCAGTTGGTTATTTTGAAAAAAATGGTCCTGCTGGTGGTGGTCATGTTGTTAGTATTGACCCAAATTATTTTATAACAGAAACTGTCAGTTTATTGAATTATTATGCTGATAATCCGAAAGAATATAAAAATAAATGTTTGGATATTCAAGAATATGCTAGACAAAATTATGATTGGAAATTTCATATTGATAAATGGGTTGATTTTTTATTATAAATAATTAAATATGTCAGAAATTTATATTGTAAATCCAGAAGAAAATTTACCTGAAGTTGAAC